AAACAGAGTTATCTCCAGTTGCTGCTGCATTATCTATAATATTTTCTAAGACACTTACATCTGGAATACTATAATCTTTCAATTGGTCTTCCATAACTTTTAAAGTTTCTTTAGCAGTTTCATTTATAGTTTGTCTGTTTTTTCCTGCATAAGCTTTTAGTTTTTCATAATTATCTAAATTAATTAATTTATTAGCTTTAGCATTTTCTAAACCTTGTTCTGGATTAACGTCTATTTCTCTTTTTGCTTTATAAAATTCTATATCGGCAAAAGAACCTTTTTTAATTTTTTCTGATTCTGGACCAAATAAATTTTGAAATTTCTCTGAATTTAAAATATTATTTAAATCATTTAATGCTATATTTTTAAGATCATTGGTTTCTCCATACACAACATCCTTTTTTAATTTTTCAATATTTTCTAATTCAAGTGTTTGTGATTTAGCAATAAAAGCTTTGTTAGAGTTTTTTCTAACAACAATACCATCTTTAATTTCTTGTTTCTTTAAATATTGGTCAAACATTTTTTTAGAAAATCTATGTTTAAAAGTTCCACCAACATTGATCTTAGCTTTTGCTAAAGCATTATTATAATATTTAACTGCTTCATCTGGGTCATCCATCATACCAGCTTTTTCAACTGCCATTGATAAACCTTCAAAATTATCATTACCTTCTAGTAATTCTCTTGATTTTTCTAATACTTCGTTTTCTGATTTTCTAGTTTCTATTTCTGCATAAAGTTTTGTAGCAGTTTGTGCAGCACCTTTAAACGCAGTTCCGATTTGTGCGGCTGTCGCCTGGCTAACTCTCATTCCAGCAGTAGTAGGTCTAGCAGCTATTTCAGAAGTAGGTTTAACTTGTGTTTCATAAATCTTAATTGCCATATTAGATTACTCCTACTGTTGATGCGTCAGTTAAAAGACTAGATGCAGCTCTAAAGTAGCTTGCAGTTTTAGCAACTCTACCTCTGTATCGTTCTACATTAGCTTCTGCTCTTTGCATAATTGCATCATTTAATCCTTGTTCTTTAGCAACTTCAGCATTGTATTGCATCATGTCTCTATCTGTATCAATCATAATTTGATTTTCTAATGCTAAAGAATATGCTGAACCAGAAAATTCTACTCCTGCTCCTGCAAAAGAAGTTTCTAATGCACCTCTTTGTTTTTCTGCAAAATAATCAAAACGAGGTAAGTCATATTGTTCAAATACTTTATAACCTTGTTCAGCTTGTTGTTCTTTTAATTTTGCATCTCTATCAAGTAAGTTTGCATTATAATTGGAAGCTTTTGCTGCTGCATTTCCTGCTATTAAATCACCAAAAAAACTCATATTACTATCCTCGCGTATCTTATATAATTTGAACCATCTGGTCCGTAATACTTCATTAATCCTTCTTTTTCAAATCCTAACCATTCAGCAAATCTATGACCTAATTTAAAATCTGCTTTTACGTTAGTTTGTATTCTTTTTACTTTAGAAGTTTTAACAAGTATATCAAATTTTTCTTTAAAATTTCTAGCCATAGACACTCTATATCTCCAAACATCTTTAGTAGCCATAACCCACCCTTCGGCTACACCATCCCACAGCAAGTAAATGCCGCCTGCCGCTATAGGCTTATTATTGATAAGCGCAGTAAACGACATCCCAACTCTTTTTAAATACTGAGCATATTGCCTATGCTCTGGTTTTAAATAAAGCTCTTGTGCATTAAGCTGTTGGCTTAATATAAATTCTGCGTGTTCTGACTTAAAAGGAACTATATCCATTAAGTATCGTATAGCTCCAATCTTGCATAGATTGCTAAGATAGTCATAGGTAAAGGTTGATCTTGTTTAACAACTACAAATCCATCTGTACCATAATCACTTGGAAACTCTGTAGATTTATCTCCTGTAAATAAAGGAACAGGTGCGGTCATAGCAGCTGAACTATCTCTAAAAGGAATAATATCTAAGTTATCTTCATTGGGTCCTACTTTAGCACCTACTGTTTCAAAAAATCTTACTGTTACATCGTAAATTCTTTTTGTTTTAGTTTGATCTGTAATTCCACCACCTTCATCTATTCTCATTGTTTGTAATAATGAGCTATAGCCTAAACCAACAACTGCATCGGTTGTTGCAATGTCTAGTGATATAGAACCAGCACTGACTACCTTATCTGGATGTGTTGCTCCATTAATGATAATTTTTACTGTCTCACCTTCTAAATGATCTAAACCACTTAACGTAGATGTTGAAGCACCAGAATATGTTAATCCACTATCTACAAAATGTATTTCTTCTAAATCTGAATTAAAATTATATGGTGTTAAATACTCAACATATTTTTTAGTAGCACCATTAATTGTTCTTTCAACAATAACCCAAACTTGGTCTTCATCCGTATCAACATCAATTACAGCAACTGATTTACATTTAGCATCGGTTCCACCAAAATCATGTTCATGCCAAGCAACTACGTCTTGCAATCTATTGTAAGTCATACCTGTTAACTTACCATCAATTCTAACACACCAAACAATACTAAAAGGTTCTTGTTGATAATCCATTTGAATAACACCAGAAAAAGTTATATTTTCTGAAAGTATAGTTAAGTCGGGTGCAATATAACCGTCTGTATCAAAGTTATAAGCAAGCTCTCTTATTTTTCTTTTAGCTCTTTGTAAAAATAAAGTTGAGTTACCAATAGATATTCCATCTACTCCTGCAGAACCATAATTAGATTGTTTTCTAATGTTTAGATTAGTAGGGGTTATAGGTGCAGTAGTTCCTCCACTCGTTACAGTAAACTCACCGCCAGTTGTCATTACAATTAAAGTTCTTGTAGCTTTGATAGCTTGTATGGCATTAACCTGGTTAGATGCAATTGTATAAATCATTGCTGAACTATCTGTGGTAGCTCCATGGTAATTATCATCCATATTTTCATAATCGCCTGATACAGAGAAAAATAATGTTTGAGGTTGATTGGTTGTGCCTGCAAATACTAATCGTTGTTCAAAGAAAGTAACACATCTAGGATGTCCAGTTGTGTCAGAAAAAGAACCCATTGCAAAATCATCTGTTGCAGAACCAGAAGATATAACTGATTGTACGGTTCCAGTTACAGAAGTTGATGACGTGTATCCTGTAATTTTAACATGACCATCTTTAATGTGAACTAATCTTCCTACATCAGTAGATAAAAAACCTTGGTCAGAATTAACACCAGTTGTTGATGATAAAGTTAATACAGTTGAAGCACCTTCTGAAGTATGAGAGCTTGTCATAGTTGTAGAGGTAGTATTATGTTCTTGGAAGGGACCATTTTTAAAATCAACTGTAGTTAGTGTCCAGGCGGTGTGTCCTGTTCTAGATAATTTTCTAACTGCGTGATTGGGATGACAAAGATACATAACGTCAGCAGACTGTGCGAACTTTATATCAAATAATTCTGTTTCTAAGTATGGTGAACTAATTTCATAAGGTGAACCTCCAGATGATATTTGTCCATCATCTTTGTAAAAACGAATATATTGATTACCAAATTCTAAAATATAAGTTTGAGTAGTTGAAAAAGAAAAAGGAATAAGTCTAGTATCTTTAGAACTATCTTTTACTTCAGCAACAAAATGAGTGCCAGGTCTTCGTGCTACTGGACCATGAGGTTGAACTACAAAATTGTTTATTGTTTTTCCAGATGAAAAATATTTTTGAAAATCTGTTCTACCTTCCATACGAGGAGATAGTTGACCTGCAGTAAAACTTGGTACTGATACAAGGGTCTTTGGCATTTTATAACCTACTATTTATAAAATCTTCTGAAGAAATATTGTCTGTTGGACCTAAGGTAGCATCTGTATTGTAACCTTCACCAGCATCTGCATGTCTAGCTTCAGATAATTTCAATTGATATTTTTCTGCCATTCTTTGTTGTAAAGTTGCGTTAGCAGTAACAGCATAAGCAATATCAGAAGCAAGCGCTGCAGAAATTGTTTCTCTTAATAAAACATCCATCTCATTAGGGTCAGTTATTCTAGCAACATAAACTAATTTAACACTTGTATCGTTAGTTAAAATTTTACGTCCTTCAATTTTATAGTTTGAGTCATAATTTTGTATAGTTAAAACTCTTAGACAATCAGATGGCAACGTATATTGTTTAGCAAAACCCCAGTCTGGATTTGCAGTATCTGCTGCTAAAGTTTGTCGTTTGATTGCTGAGTTCCATGGATGCGCTCTTAACACACTATCTTTTACTGTCTCGTATCTTGCATTACATAGTCTGCCATTTTTAGAATTTTCTGTTAGAGATAAAATAGTTGATGCACCTAATTGATTGAGTGCTGAGTTACAAATTTCTACGACACTAGCCATCTTTTTTATTCTCCTTAATTATATATTTTCTTCTTATCGTCCTATCATTTTCTAATGCAAAAATCTCTTTTTCTGTTTTCTCAAGTTTTGCATCAAAACCATGATGTATTTTAGCAGTATTTTTAAATCTATCTACTAAAACATACCTATACACATAATTATCTTTTTTAAAATGTAATACAGGTTTTAAATCTTTTATTGTCTTCATAAAGTGATGAGGGGATTGCTCCCCTCACCAAGCTAATTATTACTCGTTACACTTAATTTGTACTACTTTTTCTTCTTCCATTCTAGTAGCACCAATTGCCATAGAATAGTAAACTTGAGTAGCATAAGATTTGTCATTTCTTTCATCAATTCTAGCTTTTACGTCAGAACCAATTGCAAGTTTAACAGCATCTTCTGTGAACGCATAGATTTCTCTATCTGTTGTGTGAGTTGCATCCTTAACAAGTCTTGTAGACATGATAAAATCAAATCCCATAAATGAGTTGATTGAACCTTGTGCCAAAGCCTTAACTGTGTTGAAGTCAGAATTTTTAACTTCTGTTGTATTCAACAAGTCTTGGATTTGTTGTGGACCACACACGATGTATCTTTTTAAAGATGGGTCAACATCTGCATTATCTAAGATAAGTTTTGCATCTAAAAGTTTTGCAATTGTTAAACCGTCTGTCTGGTCAGTTGCGCCTACGATTTGACCTGCAGGTAAAGCTACCGCAGTTCCGCCAGCTACACCTGTATCAGCAGAGCCACCCATAGCAGCAATGATAACATCATCCATACTTCTACCCATAGCAGCAGCCGCAGCTTTTGCATAAGATGAAGTTGGGTCAATTAACATTCTTACTTTGTCTAGATCGTCAATAAGATCAGCCCACTCGTAGTCGGCTAAAGTTACACGTCTTCTAGAGTGGGGTGTATCCACTTGAGGAGTTGCACCGTGTCTAGTTGTTCTAGCAACAGCTGCTGTAGCACCGATTTGATCGAAGAAACCATTTTTTCCTTTGATCGTTTCGACATCAACAGCACCTCTTAATTTGCTACCCATTTGCTGAGATAGCATAGTAACATTTGAAGAATATTGTTCTACAAATGCTGTAGTTATTTGAGTTGACATAATTTATGTCTCCTTTTTAGTGTTGTGTTAATGTTAAATTAATCGGTTGATTGTCCTTACGGGTCGTCCTAGATTTTAAACCTCTCGGTCTTTTGTCTTTCCAAAATGCCAAACGGGTCTTTCGATTATCCGCTATATTCAATTTACTACTTTGAATTGTGTTTCAAAGCAAGTAAATCTTGAACCTCTTGAACAG